CCCTCAAACGCATGTGGATGATTTCAAAGGACTTATATGGAACGCCGCGGATTTCTCGCAGGTCTTTTCGGAGGAATCATCGGTGGTGGGGTGATTGTCTCGGCTACGGATGCTGAGATCGCACGGTTCACGTCACCGCTAGCCGTTGGCGATCCGATCGTTTCTGAGGCGCCGAGTCTGATGGCTGTCTGGTGCGGCCATCATCTCTACAACTCGGCCGGCGAAGTCGTCGCGCTAGTGAAAAATATCCAGATGCGCGGCGGCCGTCCGGAGATTTATGCCGACTGTCTCGGAGATGTCGAGATTATTAAGAATCATCTTCGCTTGGCGGGAACCAGACAGATTGTCCGCTAGACACCCTCTAGATTTTCAGAGGATTTCATAGGAGCGACGATCGTGCCGAAGGGTGGGGCCAGACCAGGGGCGGGCGCGAAACCCAAAGGGGCGGCGATTCTGCGCCTCCACGGGGGTCGTGTCCGGACCTACGGCAAACCGGACCAAGTGGCCGTCAACGAGCCGCTGCCGCCGGTCAAACGCCCGCAAGATCTCCCCAAACCTCAGCAAGACGTCTGGGACGAGCTCGCCCCGCACGCGCTGGCCGCGCGGACGTTGACGGAGGGCACGGCGCTGTCGTTCCGGGATCTGTGCGAGGCCATCGTGGTCAAGCGCATGATGCTCAGCACGATTCTGGCGGACGGGCTGACGGTGGATCAGCAGGCGCATGACCTGCTGCCGCAGTATCGCGGGATGCTGCAGCGGGTCGAGGCGGGGCTGACGCGGTTCCGGCTGGCGCCGATGGGCAAGGAGATCGTGGTCGCGACGAAAGTCGAGGACCCGTTCGAGGAGTTCGGATGAACAGCGTCGACCACTACGCGCAGGCGGTCGTGTCGGGCACCGTGCCGGCCGGGAAGTATCACCGGCTGTCGTGTGTGCGGCATCAGCGCGACCGCGCGCGCGAAGGGTCGGCCGAGTTCCCGTATCTGTTCGATCTGGCGAAGGCCGAGTTGTTCTTCCGGTTCGCGGAGAAGCTGAGGCATTACAAGGGCGAGTGGGCCGGGCAGCCGATCGCGCTCAGCGACTTTCAGAAGTTTCGCCTCGGCAGTATTTTTGGGTGGCGCACCGTGGACGGCTTCCGCCGGTTCACGACGGCGTACAACGAGTTGCCGCGCAAGACGGGCAAGTCGCTCGAGGCGGCCGTGGTCGCGATCTACGTGACGTTCTTTGAAGGGGAGCAGGGCTCGGAAGGCTACTGCATCGCGACCAAAGAGAAACAAGCGACCGACATGGTGTTCCGGGACATCAAACAGCTCATCATGTCCTCCGGGCTGAAGGCGCGCCTGCGCGTCCAGGTGAAGAACATTCACCACGACGCGACGATGTCGAAGCTCGAGCCGCTCGGCTCGGACTCGGACACGCTGGACGGCCTGAACCCGCACTGCATCATCACCGATGAGCTCCACGCGATGAAGACGCGGAACCTGCTCGACGTGATGGAAAGCGCGACCGGCTCCCGGCGCAATCCGCTGCACTACCAGATCACCACGGCCGGCGACGACCTGGTGTCGGTGTGCGGCGACCAGCACGAATACGCGACGAAGGTGCTCGAGGGCGTATTCGACGACTTCGCCAGCGCCTCGTTTTTCGCGTGCATCGCGCACGCGGACCTCGAGGACGACTGGCTGGACGAGGCGACCTGGATCAAGGCGAATCCGCATTACGGGATTTCCGTCAAGCCGGACGACATGAAACGCCTCGCGCTCAAAGCGAAGGCGATGCCGAGCGCGGCGGCCGAGTTCAAACAGAAGCGGCTGAATCTGTGGGTCAACGCCTCGAATCCCTGCCTCTCCATTGACGGCTGGCGCAAGGGGCAGAGCGACTGGGCCGAAGAGGACCTGGCGCGCCAGCCCTGTTTCGTCGGCGTCGACCTCGCCTCCAAGATCGACCTGTGCGCGCTGTCGTTCCTGTTTCCCCCCGGCGTCGGCCGTTCGACCTGGCGCGTGATTCAACGGCTGTGGACGCCTGAAGAGACGCTCGGCGATCGCGCGCACCGCGACCGCGCGCCCTATCCGCTGTGGGTCGAGCAGGGCTGGCTGACCGCGGTGCCGGGCACCTCGATCGACCACGATGTCGTGCGCCAGGCGCTGCTCGAGGCGCGCGACCGGTTTGAGATCGTCCAGATCGGGTTCGACCCGTGGCACGCGGACACGCCGATCAAAAACCTCGTGTCGTTCGACGGGTTCGCGGAGACGCAGGTGCTCGCCGTGCCGCAGACCTATCAGGGCATGAGTGCGGCGTGCCTCCAGATGCAAGCCTTGATTCTCGCCGGCGAGGTGGATGCGCGGCGCTGTCCGGTGACGGCGTGGGCGGTGAGCAATGTGATCGACCAGCGCGACGGCAAGGACAACATGATGTTCGTGAAAAAGAAAAGCCGCGGCCGGATCGATCCGGTGATTGCGGCCACGACGGCGATGAGCCTCGCGCTGCGCCAGGTGACGCTGCGCGTGGGCGACGTCCAGTCGGAATGGATCTGATGTCCACCAACCAACGCTATCGCGTCGTCGCGGATCGGCCGACCCGGCTCGGGCGCGCGGTGGAAGCGTTACGCTCGTACTGGCAGGGCCCGTGGTCGCTGAAGGATCGCGAGCTCTCGGGCCACTTCGGGCCGACGCACTCGACCGCGACCGGCCTGTCGGTCACCGAGTATTCCGCCCTCAATTACGCGTCGGTGTGGGCCGCGACCAATACCATCAGCTCGGACATCGGCACCTTTCCGCTGCTGCACTACAAGCGGCTGGCCAACGGCGGGAAGGAACGGCTGACGAACTCGCCGCTCTACAAGCTGCTGCACGACGCGCCCAATCCCGAGATGACCTCGGTCGTCTGGCGGCGCACGATCCAGGCGCACGCGCTGACGTGGGGGAACGGCTATTCGGAAATCGAGCGCGATGCCGGCAACCGGCCGATTGCCTTCTGGCCGCTCACGCCGGATTGTGTGACGCCGTTTCGCGCCGGCGCGGACGCGGCGCTGCAGTACCACGTGCGCAACCCGAGCGGCAGCGAGACGATCATCGACGCGCCGAACATGATCCACGTGCCCGGGTTGGGGTTCAACGGCACGTGCGGCTACAGTGTCATCGCGCAGGCGCGCGAGTCGATTGGGCTCGGCCTGGCGGCGGAACGCTTCGGCGGGACGTTTTTCGGCAACGGCGCGACCTTCGGCGGCGTCGTGTCGTACAAGGGCCCGAAGCCGCCCGAACTCTCGGACAAGAACTACGTCGACGCGCTGAAGGCGAAACACCAGGGCGTCGAGCGCGCGCATCAGCTCCTCGCGCTCTACAACGACGCCACGTATGCGCGCATGGGCATCCCGCCCAACGATGCGCAGTTCCTCGAGACGCGCCAGTTCCAGGTGAACGAAGTGGCGCGCTGGTTCAACATCCCCCCGCACAAGATCGGCGAGCTCTCGCGCTCGACCTTCAGCAACATCGAGCAGCAGACGATCGACTACTACACGACGACGCTGATGCCGTGGATCGCGGTGTGGGAACAGGAACTCACGGCGAAACTGATTCCGTCGCTCGAGAAGAACCAGCAGTTCGTCCAGCATCTCGTCGACGGCCTGCTGCGCGGGGACGTGATTTCGCGCAGTGACGCCTACACCAAGCAGTTCCAGGTCGGCGCCATCACGCCGAATGAGATCCGCGAGGCCGAGAATCGCAACAAACTGCCCGGCGGCGATCGCGCGTTTATTCAGCTCAACATGGTCCCGCTCGACCGGGTCGACGAGATCATCCAGGCCGAGCTCGACGCCAAGAAGGCGACCAAGAACATCTTCGCGGCAGGCGCGCCGTCGACACCACCAGACCCTGCCCAGGCGAAGCGCATCGAGGAGCTCGAGCAGGAGCTCCGACTGGCGCGGCATACCTGCCAGGAGGCGCAGGACGCCGAGGACATCGCGCGCCAGGCCGAGACGACGGCGACGGCGGCCTTGAAGAAGGAACAAGAGGATCATCTGGAGACCCTCCGCATCAGTGAAGCGCGCCACGTCCTCGTGACGTCCTTGACGGCCGACAACGATCAGCTCAAAGACAATCTCTCCGTGATGGTGGCCCGCGCCGAGCGGGCCGAGCAGGATCGCGTGGTGGGCGAGGCCACCGTCGCGGAACTCCGGATCCAGGTCACCGCGTTGACCACGGACACCGTCGCGCGGCAGGCGGCCCTGGAGGCCGCCCTGGCGCAGGCGACCCGGCTCGAGACCGAGCGCGATGCGGCGCAGACGGCCTACGCCGCGGCCGACCAGGCGCGGACGACGGCGCAGGCCACGCTCCAGGGCGTGCGCGAGGATCTGCGCGGCGCGGTCGCGTACACGGTGGCGTGCCTGGTGCAGCGCGAAGCCGATCGCGCCCGGAAGGCGCAGGCCTCGCCGGAGAAACTCCTGAAACACGTCGACTACTTCTACAGCACGCATGGCGACTTCTGCCGCGAGGCGTTGCGCCCGATCCTGCGCGTCGTCGCGCGGGTGCGGGGTGTCGCCGTGCAGGCGCTCCTCGATCGCGTCGTGCCGACGCTGCTGGCCGAGTCGACCGGGCAACTGCGGCTCGTGGCCGCGGACACCGATACGGAGACCCTGGCGCCGGCGCTCGAGCGCGTGCTGCGGCGCTGGGAAGCCGAACGCGCCGACACGATGGCCGAGGGCATTCTGGCGATGACCGGGCCGTGCCAGACGTGCGACGACTCGGGCTGCGCGTGTGACGTGATGACCGGCGACCTGGGGGACGCGCTGTGTCCGCCGGACTGTCCGACCTGCGCGGCGGACTGCACATGCATGACGGCGAAACGAGGCAAACATGGCCGATGATCTCGAGGTGCGCTCGTTCACCGAATGCCGCGTGCAGGCCATCGACAATCGCCGCCTGTCGGGTTATGCCGTGGTCTTCAACTCGCTGTCGGTCGACCTGGGCGGCTTCCGGGAAGTCATCGATCCGGCCGCGGTCGATCGCACGTTGACCGACGCGGCCGACATCCGGGCGCTCGTGAACCATGACGCCAGTAAACCGCTCGGCCGCACGCGCGCCGGCACGCTGCAGCTGCGCAAGGATGCCACGGGGCTGGCGTTCACGATGGAACCCGATCCCGACATCAGTTATGCCCGCGATATCATGCTCGCGGTGAAGCGCGGCGATGTCAGCGGGATGTCGTTTGCGTTCCGCGCGCTCACCGATGAATGGAACTACGACGCGACCACCCCCGTGCGCACGGTCACGGATATGCGCATGAGTGAGATCAGTGTCGTGACCTTCCCGGCCTACGCGGACACGCAGGTCGCGATGCGGTCGCTCACGGCGTTCAAGGCGCAGCAGCGCAATACCTCTGTGGCCTGGCTGCAACGCGTGCACAAGACGAGGCTGGCGCGGTGATTACCGTCGCGGATCTCGTGCGCATCCGCCCCTACACGGTCGTCGATGACGCACGCTTGCTCTCGCTCATGCGACTTGTGCGTGAGGCGGACCGGCGCCAGCTCCCGGGCGACGTGGTCGAGTGCGGCGTGGCGCGGGGCGGCTCCGCGGCCGTGATGGCCGCGGTCACGTCCCGCCACTGCTGGCTCTAT